TCCTATGGTTGTCATTATACAGACGACAACGAGGATCAGATCGCACAACAGATAATGATCCGTAATGAAATTGTCCAACCTTTGATGGTCATCGAGGAAGTCATCTATTCGTCTCATTTTGATCTCCTATCGGCCTTCACCAGGAAGGATAGTTAGAACATAAAAGGGAATAGAGGCCCCGTTCGTCGAGACACGCCATCTTCGTCATCAGAATCGGAATCTCCATAGGACATTGCTTCCCATTCACCCTTACTGCTTCCATCATCAATCGAATCCCTAGATTCAGAAGGCTCCGAGTATTCTATTATTCCATAACCACGCTTGTCATTCACAAAACTTGCGCCCCATCCGTAAGATGCAGTACCAGTTATACCTCTGTCTTGATCCACTAATTCCTTCCACGTCTCATCCCAGGACTTCTCGACCATAGCGGGCCTCGCCCAGGTTACCCAGGCCATAGTCGCCCCAAATCCAATAAAGAGCAGGGAACCAATGAGAATTAAGAGCCAATAGGGAATCGGTTTTCTTTCCATTCTTTTATCTCCTCGCGAATCTGTTCGACACCGAACACAGATTGGGTCCGATAGCATTTGCACAACACACCCTTCCTCTCTCTTACGGCTCCCTATTATTTCCTCAGTTCGATCAAAACATCATCCAACTTCCGGTCCATGCGTTCCATTCTCCGATTCATTTCCTCAACGTTCCGTTCCACATGTCCCATCCGCTCCTTGCACAATATATCTGTTACGCCAGTCTGCGCCTTCCCGTTCCGACAGGGAATGTATTTCAATATCAATGTCGTCCCGGCCAGCACCACCGTCGCCACAACACTCGCATCTCCGATTGACAGCATACGATCCTCTCCTAGAAGGATATATCACCTATCGTGTTGATTGCCGCGTCTTTCTGTGTCGCCACCCACCATTGAGGCTGATTCGCTTCGACGACTTCCTTCCATGTCGCACTTGCCGCATCGACAAGATGAGCGATCATCATTACGGGGTAATCACGCGAATACCTTTCGCCGTCTTGAAGTAGTACGCCAATCGCCCCATGAGAGTCCACCCGGTTCCCCGGATAAAAAATCAGATACGGAGTGAGGTCCCCCTCCGAAATCCATGCCCGCGCCCAGTCCACTCTCTTATCGGGCCACGGAATAGTGTATCGCCAGAATGTCTTGCCCTTTTCCGCCGTGCTGTAAACCCGCAACGTCTTTTGCTTTATCTGATCCTCATCAACCAGGTCCCACCATGATTGACTCCATACCATCGACACACAGAGCATCGCCCCCGCCGTCCACAATGTCCATCTGGTCCACTTTATCCGTGCCTGTCCGTCCATCTTCACACCACCCAAAATGACTTCCCCATCATAAGCTGCACAATTTCCCAAAATACCTGATCCTTCATCCTCTGCCCTTGCGGTAACTGTTCGTACGGAACGAGACATGGATGCTCTTTCATGCCCTCGTCCTTCATCCGACCATGTTTCCAGCCGAGGGATTCCATTTCTCTCACCCAACTGTCGTGACTTTCTGCCGGGGAACACATAAGTCCCTTACAGATTTTCTCGACCCAACTGATATTCCTCTCACGCATCCATTCTGGCAATTCATCCCACACCGGCGACATGGGTTCCCCAATCACCCTCTGTACCATCCGGTTCGCTTCATGGCAAACCCTTGCGATCTGATCGTAACTGAATTGTGCGATCATCTCCTGATCCCCTTCTTACCCCTCTTACTCTTCTTTTTCCTTTTGCCTGTCCGACACATTTCTTTTTCCTCTTTCCTTCTTCAGACTTTTACCTCTGCCTGTCTTCGTGCTTCACTCTTCAATCGGCAATCCCGAATCCACCTCATGCTTTTTCATAGTCGACCGTGATCCTCAATCCCTTCTTCGGCGCAGTTGTAAATTGTATCTCTTGTCTCCCCGGAACTTCCTCATACACTTGTTCACCCACATATCTCACTCCACCCACATACACCGCCGTCGTTCCAGCCTGAAACGGATAGACCGTCTGGTATCTTCTCGTCACCGCGTCCGATGATTCTGTCAATACCTCCCCTGTCACCCTCATCTGTGAGGCATCCCCGAATGTTTGAATCATCCGCCTTACTCTCGGACCTAGATATCGCGGTACGGGTATTCTCATGTCTCGATCTGCCTTCTACCCCGACGTTCGATCACTAACAGGATATTCTCCATCGCCCAGGGTCCGTAACCTTCCCAATCCTCCAGGGCGATATAGTCCCCGTCCTGCGTCACAATACAACTCCCGTCTTGCTCTACTAACAAATTACATCCTCCAAGTATCCGAATCGCACACGCCGCGCCACCGGCCCCTGGCGAATCGGTCGTGTTCGCACCCGCATACCATTGGCCCTGCCATTGTGCATCCGCCTCAAGCGCCTCTTCCGGACTGTCGCCTACCGAAACTTCCCACCTGACCCGCCCGCTGCGCTCCGCCATCGTCGCTGTCATATCCAGCAAAATCTGACGGGAATAATCATCCGTCTTAAACGGCCCCAGCGCGATGATACTCAAAACCGGCTTGCCATCATCGGTATTCGCCAATTCATAGAACTCTCGAATATATCCGTCTCGGCATCCCAGAAGCAATCTCGTTCCGCGAATGTCGCCCTCATAAAGATGAACCGCAGTCGGCTCATGGTCTGGATGCAGACGGATCGGCCACCAGCCGCCAAGCGCCATTTCATACCACCAGTGGTTCGGTCGATCCGCGTTCTTCGGCGTCAGATAACAATGGATCGCGTTCAGGCGAGGATCGTAAATCACAAATGGGTCCCGCATGTCCTCTGTAATCCCCTTCAGTTCGTTCGGTATCCGATTCTCACTCAGCGAACTAGGCGGTGTCGCGTCGCCCGCTGCCATGATATGAAGCCCGTTCCAGGTCAGCATCAGAAGAGTTCCACCCGGCCCTTTACAGATCGCATTGCCACAGATCGGACCCACCACCGTGTCCAACTGGTCAATTACGCCCGATGCCGCCGGATCGCCACGCATAACACTCGTTCCACCAACCATCCCGATTACCAACTGATCGTCACTATGGGCCTGAAGCCCCGTAATCGGCTGGCCCACTACCCCCGCCGGACTGCTCTCCCCGCCAAACGCCCGCTGAGAATCCGTCTGACCGAAATCCCAATCTAATGGGTCTCCCTGACGGCTCGCGTAGTATAAATGGGGGTCCGCATCGTCCCCGGCGAGAACCAATCTGTCACGATATCGCTCGATCAACTTGCACCCCGTAGGAACTTGCCCCTTTTCCGCCGTCCATATTTTCAGTGTCCCCGCCACCGGGTCAAATATCTTCGGCGCCCGCGCAATCCGGTAATCGCATGACCCGTTCGCCCCGGCCCCGGTTCCATCGAGTGTCACACTTCCCGTTGTCACACTCGAAATCTTATAGGTTCCATTATCGAGGGTCCCCGTCCCGTTGGAGATCACAACAACATCGTTATTCTTGTCGATTGTCCCAGCAATATCCGCCGTAATCGCCGCGTCACTCAAAATCGTTCCCTTTGCTGTCAGGGTTCCACTACCGGAAATCCGGTCCTCTTCCCAGTCGGCGATATACAACTTCTGGCCCCGCTGCACACTCTTAAGCGGCCTGTCGTCTGCCAGGTTCACACCCGTTCCATCAATAATCTTCTGCATGGTTCCGTGGACATTGTCATCCGTCCACACCTGATGATCCGCACTGGCAACCAAGACCTGACGGTATCCACCGCGCACATTTGTGGTCGTATACCGCACCTGAAATTCCGAAACCACACACACCCCACCGGGCACCGTCGCCTTTAGCCCGAATCCAACACGATGATCTCCATGCCGTATATCCCATTTCACAAGGAGAAAAAGGTCAGTCGTAAAGTCGTGCGAGAATAACTCCCTACCGGCCCAATAGACACTGATTACCTTATTGCCATGCATGGGATCGACATACACACGAAACCAACCTGGCTTGACTTCAGCGGTTCCGGTTCTCGTGTAACGGTATCCCACCGCTTGACCATCATCAGCATAAATCTGCATCGTGCAGGTATATTCCCCCGTTTTTCCGGTCATCGACAATGTGATCCGGATCCCGCTCTGACGTTGTATCCCTGGAGATGCGTCTGGGTATCGCACATACAAACTATATTCCCCGGCCCATTCTTCCTTATAGGGATAGAGATACAGCCCCACGGAATACCCGTAATCCGTGTTGATCGGCAAAGCATCTCTCACCGCTCCGGCCTCTTCCTCATATACAAACGTTGACGGCATTTCGGGAAAAATGCGCGGAAGACGTTCCTGAAAAACGGGAATCGACCAGACTGGATCCAATCGACTTCCCGTAAACAAATCACTCCAGTAGGTAAACCCGTCCCGCGAGGCGATTGTCACCTGGTTCAGCAACCGAATCGGCCCAGGTGTCTCGCTGTCACCAATCGGCTTATCATAGGACCGCCGAAGACATGGGCGGCTTCCACCACGCGCACGTTTCTCCAGCGGCCCGATAGGAAATACATTCTGGCATTCCGGCGTCGTATACGGCGGCTGCTGCTCAATTCCCCAGCGGTCGTCCAAACCCTGAAGAGGGAACTTAATCGACATCGCACGCCGTTGGTTCCGGGCCATTCGCATTCACCTTACATCCGCCGACTCAATATCGACATCAGTCAACGTTGAAATTACTGCGACTCGATACGTTCTCATCGGTCTACTCTTTACCATCGATCCCAGGATGACTCCTGGTAGCATGCTTCTGTCAAGTGATTGATAATTCCGCCTTCAGGACCGCCGATATGAAAATGCTTCTGCTTTCTCTGGTCTGCGGCAATCGCAGCCTGAAGCATCCTCAAATACTTCGCGCTCTCCTGTCCGCCTTCTCCCTCTGCTTCCGCCAAACATGCCTGACGGATCAGAATACCCAACTTCGCGCCCCCAAGCGGATAGGGATTCGCGGCCGATAACGCATTCACTTGGATCCTGTACGGAAGATATAAGGTATACGCTGCATCCGGAGTCGGGCACCAGTGTATCCTCCATCGCTGACCCCGTGAGGATGTCGGCGATACCGGAAGAATACACCCGAACATCGGATAACTGTTGGATATGAACCTCTGACGCTTTTCCCGCAACTGTGCCTGATCAATCAGAATCGCCCGCAAATACGGCTGATTGGCTCCGTAAAGAACATTCCGCCCGATTTCCTCTTCAAAATCATCAGGCAGATCATTGTAATTCTGTCCGGATACGGTCGTAATCGTCGCTTCAGAGGTCAAAAAACTCCACTGGTGCGCTATCGAAGAACCACCCTCAACATTCGGAACTTCGGCCAGAATAACTCTGGAATAGGCATCATCCAGTATTCTCTGCGCCTGACGGGTCTGCTCGGTAGACCATTTCGTCTGATCGCTCGGCCATCCCTTGAAATTTCCAATCCGGTCGAAAAATTCCGTTCTGCTCAATCTGCTGGTGGATTCGGTCATTGCCAGGCCCCCGACCGGTGCGGAGAATCTCTTCCCCGCACCGGTCTCTCAGACACACACGCGGCCCAATGATACACTATGCTGTGCTCTAGGCGTCCACTGCGTCCATCCTGTCCACAGTATCCACCAATCCTTACGCAATCGCCGCACCGCTATGGTACTGCTCGTGCCATACGCCCTCGTAGGTCACACTGACCTTTTCCGAGGCCTCGTCAAACCGGATTGTGCTGATCGATGATCCCGTGATCTGAGTCCCGGCAGTAGCCAACTTGATCTCGATATCATAACCGCCCAGCGCTCCGAGACATTCGAATGCTTTCCGCTGCCCTATTACCTTGCCGTTTGGAAGGGTCTCCCGCGCATTGTTTGTGGTCAAAGTGATTCCACCCAGCAAATAGGTCTTTCCAAGCGGCATTACGACCATCGTGTCATTGGTGGCATGACCGGCATTCCGAGGCATAATAGCCTCCACCATTCCGCAATCGAGACGTTCGTCTCCGCCCAGAAGTTCGGCTTCGGTTGTGGGATTGCCACGAATGATCACGTAGGAACATTGCATGGTTCCCCCATTGGTAACCTTACGGTCCAGAACCAAGGTTGTGTCGTTGGTGATACTGGCAACCGCCGCCTCCGTGGACATGATCTTATTGGTCGCCGATAGCGTTTCGTGATCGGTCGTGGAATAACCGTCCTCATCAATGGCGCCATTTGTTCCGTCATACTCGATACCCAGGAAAAACACCCGGTCTCCAACCGCGACAGGGTAGGTTCCACTTACAAAGGTCGCGGCACTGTCGACCAGAGTTTTGCCATCGGTGTTGATGTATGACGCTCCGGTAAGATCCTCTTCTTTGACCACATCGGAAACGGTCGTGAGAATCTTGGCAGCCCCAGGACCCTTGCATCCACTCTTCCAGAATCGACCGGCCCCGGCTCCGCCGGCCAGACACCCGACAATATCACCTGCCGTCACATTCGCCAGCAATGCTATCCGGCAAATACTTCCGGGTCTCGCAAGAGGAACCATCTGGCCCTTCGCCATGGCTTTCTGACTTCCGAGCGCAACACCCATAAACCCGACTGCGTTATCTTGAGTTGGCTTGTAAATATAGGCGCTACGCTCCGGCTGGTCTTCTGTGAGTCCGTCACCCACATAAGCCGCGTTCTTGCAAAATCCGGTTCCACGTTCCACCTCAGTCGATCCATCAAAAAAATACGACTGAGGCAATAGATCTGTCGTCAACTTATCTCGCGCTGAGATAGGATATACCATCGTAGTCACTCACTTTCCTCCAACCCTCTTTTTTTGTTCTTCGCCTGATCTCTTAATCAGAGATCGGGATGCGCGGCCTGTTAAATCGTCGCATTTGCCGTGTCCAGGTCAAACCGCATCATACTGCGCCATTTCTGGAACAGAATGTTCATCATACTATCGTCGAAAAACGCCCATCCGTTGTGCTGACTCGCAGGATGTACGGGACCGGTCTTTTTATTCTTGAAGTTCTTCCAGAAATAAATACAGATACCGGACCAGTCCAATCCGATAATCGGATGGCTCGCACAGTTCTTGCTCAGGTAGTGATTCGGCGTCATGGGCGTACCCATAAACGTGGTCTGGTTGGCGAACTTCTGAATCTCGGCCCCTGCCATATTGTCATTATTCGCACGAGCCAGACGCTCAAATGCCATCACCACCTGTATCGTCGTCAGGTATTCCAGACCGCCCGGCATATCGGGCTTCTTGCTGTCGCCGACACGGTAATCAAACCAGTCGCACTCAAAACGGCCCAGACGCATCTTCTCAAGAAGATCCTCATCTGTGATCGCCCGATACAACGCGCCATAAGGACGAAGGTTCGGGTCAGCCGTTCGATCCAACCCAACTGTATCGTCGAAATTCGGGGGATTCAGAATCTGAAATCCCGCTGTCGTACTGGTCGGAGCCGGAAGATACTGGAAAATGCCGTTCAGGGCGTCATAATCATCGGGACCTTCACGGCCTTCCATACCCAGCACTTCCAGAAACTCCAGAAGCGACTGATTCTGATCGTCGTAACGCATAGCCAGAAGATCAATCAGCGTATCGGCACCTTCCGAACTGCCGTTCATCGCCAATTCTTCTTCCCACCACGCCCAATAAGCGGAAATTTCAATCGGGTTGATTTCACCCTGATCGACCTCTCCGCCTGTTGTCACTTCGTCGGGCTGGTACGGTTTACGAATGCTCGCTGTGTTGTGAAAGGATGTTCGGACGTTGAACTTCACACCGGTTCCGGTAATGTCCGTTCGATTGTTCTGCTTCAGAAACTTTTCCGCCATGTAGAACCTGGGATAGGTCTGCGATGCCTTTTCCCAGGTATTCTTCCTGTGATATGCCTCACAAGTCTTATTCACAGCGGAGATGGTATCCCAGGATTCTGCCATCGGGATTCTCCTTTTTTAATAGACTGTGCCTCCAGATGAAAGAGCCTCTCTCAGGTCCGAGAGCATCTGTTTACGCTCTTCCTGCGGTGTCAATGCCTCCGGCGAGGTGTTCCCCGCCGAAACTCCGACACCGATCATTCTGTTCTGGGTACTGTCCATCTTCCGCTGCAAGTCCCGTGTGGCTCTCTTTTCAATATGGTCCGGAAATAACGCTGCCAACTGCTCACGGATCAGCCGGTCTTCCGGTATTGGATCGTGACCTCTGGCAACCAGTCCCATATTGATGTCCACTATCCGGTCAAGCATTTTGAGACGATTCTGCGCCTGCTCTTCGGATGTCTTTTCCCGATCATTCAGCGCACCTGACCCAAACAACTCTTCTTCTTTGAGGTTGATAAACAGATTGTCCCACTGCTGGGCAATCTGATCTTCACGTTCTTTCTGGCGTGCCGTCGATAGGGCCTCATTCGCCTTCATGATCTCCCCCATCGAAGACTGCAACTGAGTCACAATTTCCGCAAGACCCTTGAGGCTCTTCGCGCCCTTCTCACCGAATACCTCTGGCTCAAAATCGAATACGACTGCGGATTCCGTAGTCGCTTGTGTGTCCTCTGGCTCTTTCCCGGCTGATTCTTCCCTGGCTTTCTTCGCTTCTGCCCGTTTACTTGCGCCTATCGTGGCGGCAATATCCGACTCCACCATCCGGTAATGCTCAAATCCCTCTTTCCCGATTGACCTCGCAACCGCCTCCGATATGCCCCATCGCTGCGCTTCGGCAATCCAGGAATCGTCCTCTCCACCCTGACCTACCGAATCCGAATCTTCTTCACGGGTCGATCCTCGACTTCCCGATTCACGCAACTCTCCGCCATCCTCGCCTTTTCCTCCGCCCATCGCCGCTGAGAGGCTTCGACGCAAGTCGCCAAGTCCTTCTTCGGATACTTGCGCTTGTTTCTGGCCCGAATCTGATCGAGCCGGTATCTCATTTCCTTCTTGAACTCCCGTTCCTCCTGTCGGCGTTTCTGTCTTCGGGTCCATTCGTCATCTCCTTCAACTTTCGGTCCACGCGTAAAACTGTCTTTATCAAACATGCCACGGAATTCGGCGTATTGATCTCTCCGCTTACGGGCGTCCACACCATCAAATACCGCCTGAGCGTGTGTACCACTCCGGTTCAGTCGAAACTCAACACGGATTCCTGCCCGCTTTGCATCCTCCATAGCCCTCTCCACCAACGCAGGATGCACTCCCAGATTGTCGCTAACCAGATGCGTCGCCGCCGGATTCGAAACAAAACCCATCGCATGATCTATCCTGAAATCCTTGTACCAATAATCTCCGTCAACCTCCACAATGTTACCATTGGCAATGATCTTGTCAATATCATCGAGACTATAATACCACGTCTCCACCTGTCCGGTTCGCAAATTCACAAAATTATACCTCGGCATTCCAGTCCTCTCCTTTATGCCGATCTGCGCATATTTCCGCTCAAAAGCGCCTTCTGCAACTGCTCACGCGCTCCACCGGATGCGCCGGGAACATTCTTTCTGACATAATTCCGCGTGGTATTATTGGCTTTTCCTGAACCTTCTTCCTGGCCCTGCATCATCCCCTGTTCCGGATTATATTGGACAAATCGAACCAGATCGGGTATCCCCGATAGTTCAGCAAGAGTCTTATAGACCTCCGGCCAGTCAATCGAAACGCCTTGCTGCTGCTGAATCTGAAGGGATGGATAAATGACCTGCTGAAACATGGTCACAATATCCCTCAACTGCTGCTCCGCCGTCTTGGGAACCAGACTGTATAGATCAATCGCAAACTTGAATTCTCGAATTGGACTCTTTCGCTCGGATGGATGCCACTGAAACGGAAGCGATACAGAGTCGTCACCGGGATCCACACGACGAACCAGGTTGTAAACCCTCACCGGGTCCTCATATAAATAAATCGCAATCTCTTTAAGCAACGGCTTCAGATAACCCATCGTTCGGTCTCGCAATTCCTCCAGATAGACTCCGGATTCCTGCGACAGCATCTGCTCCTGACCCAACGTGTCGGCTATGCTCTGGCGGCCTCCCATCGTTGAGAGATTGCCTCCCTCCCAGTCCAACTGCTTCTCGGCATCCAGGAAAAACGCAAAGTTCACCTGGTCTATCCCGCGAAGCATCACCTGTTTCATCGTGTCAGGATGAAGAAGCATCACAGTATCCCCATCCTGCGCTTCCCTGATTGCCTTTGCATCTTCGGGTTGTCCCCAGGCAACCGTGATCGTTTTCTGACCTTCCGCCTGGCGAAACAACTTGTTGTACAGCATGTTCAGTCCGACATGCAAGTCGATGATCGCCATCGTCGGCGATCTGGGAATTGCACTGTTCGGCGATATGCCGTAGGTCAACCAGTTATATGGACCCATCTCCGCCCCGCCCCACTCAAACTCCACCAGCACACGGGCATCTTCCTTGCACTCCTGAGTATAAAACCAATTCCTGTCCGGCAGGTAAACATCCCGAAGCGTCACCATCGGCTCCACTTCAATGTCTCTCTGATACCCGCCAACTGCCATTCCCTCAAGCCGAGAAGTACCGTCCGGGTTATTCTGGTCGGGACCGGAAGCCTCCAGTTCGGAATAGGCTTTCTTACTGATTGAATCAAATCTCTTGAGATAGGACTTCGGAACCCTGTATGTATCCCCGATATATCGCCACTTATACGGCCCTTTTGAATGCGCGTCGATCACCGCGTCATCCAGGTCGATCCGCTTGAAACACAATGACCCTTTCCGATAGGGTCGCTCATTCCACATAATCATCCCCGAATCCTTCAAGCCCAATTTACTCTGCCCGAAATGCGTCATCGCATCCAGAACTACATCGTCCGTTTCCTCGTCAAAATGAATATCCTCAAGTTCCTGGTTCAGTATCTCTGAAATGCGCCATGCTTCATCGTTGAACTTTGGATCTTTATGCGTCACAATCACACGCGGTACACCATTCACCAATTTCCGCTTGTAAATGGAAATAGCCGAGGCTAGGCGACCTATCGGTACACGATCCTTTTTGGATTGCTCCCCATAATGCTTCCCCAAGATCTCCCTCCAGACATTGGTGCGCCACTTCCTTACCCAGGATAGACGTTGATACGAACTCACCATGCTCCGGTGATATTTCTTCAGTTCATCCTTGGTTAAACCAGTCATCTTGTTTCCCTGTCAGCCCCTGGTTCGGTATTCACTTCCCGTAAAATACACCTCGATCCGCTCGTATGGCACTCTGTGCGAATTGAGCCATTCCCTCAAACGTCCTATGTCACGGTTCCCACGATCCGAAGGTTGCGTCAGAGGAATCGCATACCGAATCACAATATCACACACCCTTGAATACTCCACCAACTTCCTCAGACTGTCCTCACGGATATCTGAGTTCCAACCACGTTTCATCGCGGCATTCTTCCGCAACTCCCGCTCAAAATCGAAGCACACCACCGTCTTGGCACCGGAACGGGTAGGAACTTCTTTCTTCTCTGTTTCTTTCTCTGCCATGTTTCCTCCTGTTATCGCGGATCTCCGGTAAATGTCATTCTGATCGAAACCGTCGCACCCTGTCCGAGCACGCGGGCCGCAAGCATCACAAAATCCTCGTGGATAGGGAATGTCTGCCGTCCCGCTCCGTCCCAGGTTAAGGCCCCCGTCGCCATCGGAATCATATACGAGGCGTCCGGCCCATGAACATACTGAGTGGATAAAATCGATGACTCAGGACTTACATAGGTCGGAAGACGTGCCGCGAAATAGGTTTGACTCGCTGGAAACGGAAGGTTGCTGCCAAGCGCACGAAACTCACGGGTCGCACTGCCAACCGTCATAAATATGGGCCTCGGCTGCGTTCTAGCATCGGCCAATATCGCAGCGGTGGCATAATCCACAATCGGGTCCGCACTGTATGCACTCGTACAGTCTACGACCACCACATCCACAATCAGATTCGTGAACCCACGGGCTGGCATCGGGGAGGTAATCACACTGCTTCCGTCGGGTATCCAGAAATGATAAATCGCCCTGGGAATGTCCGTCGCAAGAATGCTCTGCGAACCGGCGGTCATCAAGCGGGGAACATAACTATGGGACCAGATTGGTTTGAGACGACCCTCCGCATCAAAATCTCCGCCTTCAAGGGTCTTAAACGCCGGAGACCACACCAACGTCCCCTCTTCACTCAGACCCACCTTCGTCGATTGCCCCTCCACAAACGACACCAGTCCGAGAAAAATCACCGCCAGAATAACCACAATTCGCAGTCCGCAATTCGCAATCAAAGAGAGTCTTTTCATGGCGCACGCTCCTGATCGGTATCCTCAATTTGGGATACCCATACCGGATGATTGTTCCTGTGTCAAGAGATCCAGGAAGATTCTGAGAAGTTCCATCGGATCAATCGGTTCACACCCAAACGCAACCCGTCTCTTATTCAGCTCCTCGGTGAATATCGTCGCCACATCATATCGCTGTTTTGTCAGCTCGTGCTGGTTCATATCCATTGGGGCTACACGAGTCGATACCGGCTTAACTTTGGCGACCGGTTCCGGCTCTTCGTGAATAAACATGGCGTCAAATTCACCCTCGCCAATCTCTTGAATGGCAGCCTTCCCGATCATCGATGCTTCTCTGCGACGTTTTGCCTCTTCATTCTGGCGTACATTGTCCCGAAATGGATCTGTCACAGGGGCGCGCGGACGGTTCTTTGCACGATCAATTCGCTCCTGAATGCGATGAGATATCCCTGAATTGTTTCTCGAACCGGGAGCCAT